AGTACTGCAGTATCGTTTGCCAAACGCGCGATTATCAGAACGGTGAAAAATGGAAAGAGCATCGGCGCCAAAAATGGCAGGCGAGACAAGCGAGTTTCAGGAGGAGAGCGTGAAGCGCCTGACCCAGCGCGAAAAGATCAAGGTCCTGCTGCTGGAACGGCAAGGATTTTGGGTACCAGCATATTTGCTCGCGGGCATCGCATTACAGTACGGGACCAGAATACTGGAGTTGCGCCGGGAAGGTTTCGAGATTCTAAACAGCACCCAACGCAGGACTGACGGCACGGTCTATTCCTGGTTCATGCACCCCGCGCCCAAGGGCCAAATGAGTTTACTGGACGTGATTGCCCAAAGAGAGCAGGCGAATGCCTAAGCGGATCGTGGATGGAGACTCCATAGCGACCTCTCAGAAGCTGCGCGAAGTGCAGCCGTTCGCCTACCGCGCGGAATATGCACTTCTCGTGACGCTGGCGCTTGCCAACGGGTCCTTTGAGTGTTCACCAGCTCAGATCTGGTCACGAATGTACAGTTTCAACCGACCGGACATCTTCCCTGACACTGTGAAATCCATCCTCGATGAGTACGAGCGGGTGAAGCTTCTTTTCCGTTGGCATGAGCCAGATGGCAAGGAATGGGGCTATTGGGTCGGAATTGAGAAGGAAGGACGCCTTCCACCACCTAGTCAAAGAATAAAAATGGTATGCGGTAAGACCCCTCCTACTCAACAACTTATAGAGTTTTTACATCCTAGGACTCTCCTAGGAGCTGTCCTAGGACAATCCTCACTGGGTTTGGTAGGGGTAGGGTTAGGTTTGGTAGGGAATACGTCAAAACCTGCGGCTGACGCCGCTGTGTGTGTTTCTCCAGAAGATCTTTTAGCAATCTACGATCAGAAGCGCGGAAGCCTGCCAGGAGTGAGGGAGTTATCCCCACAGCGCCTGAGCAAGTGCCGCCAGCGTCTTCTGAATCACAAAGTAGAAACGCAAAAGTTCCTGGCGGACTTTGAGCAAAGCGTTGAGCACGCGAGTCGTATTGGCTGGCCAACGTGGACGCCAACGTTCGACTGGTTTATCGTAAATGATACGAACTATATGAAAGTTCTGGAAGGCAACTACGACAAATGGGAATTGGCCGGGAGTTCCCCGGTACTTGCCGATGCCAGGGTTGGAGAAGGAAATCGCAACCCAACTCCCGAGCAGGCAGAGCGAACCCACAGGGAGCTCAAAGAGCTCGAAGCGAAATATCCAGACCTCGCGGGGAAAACGAAATGACTGAGCCCGCAGTGGTAGCAAAGCCGAACCTCAACCGTGTGAAGCTATATGCGGTGCCGGTGGAGGAGCTACTCAAGGTGTTCGTTCACGGCCAGGAGATTCATTGGATCGTGACCGAAGGTTTCCCGCCGGATGCGAAAGCGCTTCGCACGGCATTCAACCGCGAGCGCGGCATGTTTTTCATTCTCGTCTACAGCGAAAGTTTCGAGGCGTTGTGGCCGACACCACAAATCCCCGAAGGTCGCGTCCAGGTTGAATCAATTCCCAAGCAGGAAGAAAAAACAGGAGGAAAAGAAACATGAGCAACATTTCGAGAAAAGAACGCGCAGTGTTCGGAGTTTTTATTGTGCTGTTGCTGGTGAGCCTGGTGGCACTGATCGTCGGCTGCAATCAGACGCCGCCGCTGAAAGCGGTGAAGGTGGCGCCAGCGGAAAATAAGATTGCGCCGAAGGAGTTTGTCGAGCAGTGGCAGGAGTTCAAGGCGCTCAGGGACGAAGTCGCGGCAATCCAGAAAAAAGAGAACCTGACCGCCAAGGTGGACCAGTTGAACGGCATGGCCACGCGGCTGCAGGGCCAGGTGCCGCAAGGCTACACGTGGGATGAGGAGACGCTTTCGTTCAAGCCGCAGATCCTGACATTGCCACCGCCGATGCCTACGCCGCCGCCACCACCGCCGCCTACGCCGCTGCCTGCACCGCCTGCGCCAGCGAAGAAGTGATTATGCCAACCACGCCTCAATGTTTCGGCTGCTTAGCATGCACTTCAGCTTCGAGGAAAAGTAGATCATCGCCAACATCTTCAGCCAATTTCTCGGCGATTTCCGTAATTCCGTCGATGCTTCGCTCAAGGCGCTCGATAGATTTTGCATATCGGCGCAGGCGCTTAAGTAGTTTTTGAGGGCTAACAACGGCTTTTGTCACGGGTGACCTCACGGGAAGATTTTCGGGCCAAGTATAAATCAAAAAGGAGAACTACATGAACGTAATCACGGAAATCTCAGAAGTGATGGAGCAGATCAAGGCGGACAGAAAGGCTTTCCTGACCGGAAGGCATAAGCCGGAAATCGAGAAAGCTCTTGCAAAGATGCGCGGGCAGAGTCTCCAAGGTGCCGGCCATGCAATCAACGCAGCTCGGGTTGCTGGCCGCTTGTATGGCACTGCTTACGTGCCCTTTTTGCCAGCCCCGAAAAACGCGACGAACAAGAAACTCGCATCGAAGAAACTCAACAAAGCGGCGTGACGAAGCGTCATGAAACTCCGCGGCCCGACTCTACTTTACCCGATGTGGCAACACGGAGCGGCTTCACACTATTTCACGGCACTTGACCGGACCCAGCGGCGAGATAGGACCCGACAGCCCATGATTCCACGCGACGTGCCAGAGCGGCGAAACAGCCCATGATTCCACGCGACGTGCCAGAGCGGCGAAACATGACATGATTCCACGCGACGTGCCAGAGCGGCGAAACATGACATGACTCGGCTCGATGAAACAGCACTGAGCGGCCCGACAAAACACAACTCTACGTTACTGTGCGGAGCGGCTTGACCGGACTAGATAGGACTCGATATAACGCAGCGGCTTCACCTTATTTCACGGCACTTGACCGGACCCAGTGGCATCACCCGATGGAACTGTGCTGTGCGGCACTTCGCGTAGCGGCACAACGATATGTGATCGAACTTAGCGGCAAAACGAAAAGGAGAAAAAGGCGCATGAAAGTTAAGTTTAGTTTGAAGGAACTGAGGGAGTCCTACGAAGAAAAAACGGCGGTGATTCGTGTGGAATGCGAGCTGGCAACCGAGATTGTTGGCGGTGTGCCAGCGGACAAGGAAGGCTTACGCGCATTCGCCAAGTTCCACCTCGGCATCACTTCCGAAAAGGAACTCGATGCTGCGGTCGAACGGATGCAGAAGGAAGAGATCGGCGAGCGCGATGCGACTCCCGAACTCGGAGAACTCAGCGAAAAGGTGACATACGGCGTGAATATTATCCGGCGTGACGAAAATGGTCCGTGGATTGGCGACTGGATGATTAAGGCGCATTACAAACAGGCAGCTTCCCGGCTCAAGATTTTCATTGAGCACAAAGGCTCAAAGGGTGACTTCGCGGAAGCTGGAAACGTTCGCGCGATAGGAATCAGCCTGGTTGATCCATCTCATCCTGAGCGCATCTATCTTCGTGACGCAAGCGGAAAGAAACCGGCAAAGACACATTTTCGTGAGTTTCGTGGCCGCGTCGGTGGTCCGCAGGGCATGAAATCAATCATTCACAATTCAGAATGCGCAGAGGTCGGAACTCGCTTCGCTTTCGAGTATCGCCTTCTTCCCAGCAATTTGAAGACGGACGATTTCAGACAAGTCGTGGCGATGGGGATGATTGTCGGCCTCGGCAGCGCGAAAGCGTTCGAGTGCGGGAAATATCTGGTCAGAGACTGCGAGATCGAAATACCCGGTCTAAAGGCAGTTCCAAGCAAAAAAGAAAAAGCCGCGTAGCCATGCCCGCCCGTCTCATCTGCGGATTGTGCGAAGCGACGTTGCGAACGTCCAAGGATGGCCGCGGCGTCGTGTTCGTCTTGTGCGAGCAGTGCTACAAGGAACTCAAACGTGAAATGCGCGTCGGGCCAGTGTACGCAAAACTGGAAACGTTGCGCCGGCCGGCAGAAAGAGCAGCATGAGAAGAAAATCGCCCATGCAGTTGAGTCTCGATTATCTGGCCAAATTGGGTTATGCCTGTCAAATCGTTGAGCGGCGACTGCCGATTCCGGGGAAATTCGTGACGCAGGATTGTTTCGGCTTTGCTGACATTCTGGCCTATCGGACAATCAAGAGCTGGAAAGAAGGCCCCATGATGCATCAATATGGCGGAATCATTCTCATCCAAACTACGTCATGGGCCAATTTCGGAGCACGCAAAAGGAAGATATTTGAGAGTCCCCACAGGCTAGGTTGGATTAATTCAGGCGGACGCATCTGGTTGCACGGATGGGGAGCAAAGGGGCTGCGCGAAGAAGAGTTGTGAGCCAGCGGGCTGAGGAGCCAAGCAATGGCTAAACGAGCGAAGTGTTGGCACGGCGTACTTTTACGCAAATAGCCGTGGTCATCAAAAGGATGGAGTGGAAAATGGCGCTGCGCGAATTGTGGAACATTCGTTAGCGTGAAGTGCGAGAAAGGCGGCAAGCCATGAATCTCATTGAAGCGTTATCGCAAATTCGGAGATTAGCTGAGAATGATTTTGAAGCGTTCTCGAAATTACGGCAGATTTATGCGATTGCGGCAGAAGCCCTCGCCGCGCATCGCGTGGGGCTGACGGAGGAACAGCAGGCAAAAGAATGGCTGGAGCAGAATGGATGCTTATTGGACCATATAGATTCGTTGGCATTTTTGCTGCGTGAGGCACGGTCCGATGCGCGGGAGAAAGCGGCGGAACTATGCGATACGCTTGCAGGTTGGACGGGATACAGAATTGCACCATGTATTCGCGCCCTCGCGGGTAAGCCGAGAGGCGGGCAAGTGAAGAAGCCATGAGCGAACTTAAGAAGTTAGCAGAGACGGCCCTTGAAACAGGTCATCGAATGAGAACTGTTTGGGCTAAAGGCACCAAGAATCCATGGTGCATAGCGTGGGACAAGGCTGTTGCCGAACTGAAAGCCGCCCTCGCCGCGCAGCCCAAGGTGACGGAGGAGCAAATACAGATTGACTTTGAGAAATGGTACGAGAGTCAACCATGCGCCGGGAGCCGCTATGAAGCCGCAGCCGCCGCTTGGCATGCGTCTACGCACGCCCTTCTCGCCGCCCAGCCAGCACCCGTTGCCAGTCAGACGCAAGCCACGACTCATGCTGGTGTCCGGTGGCCAGCGGAGCCAGCGCCCACGCCCACACTTGAACAAGTTATTGGGCGCGAAGATGTAATTGGCGTTTGCGGAAAACATAGCGTCCAATTCTGCGATCAAGAAGATTGTTACATTTGCGCAAAACGGAACCCAGCGCCAGCCATCGCGGGAAGGCGAGGGAGTCGTAACGGACAACCGCGAGCTTAGTTCTCGCCCAGCGGCTCCCTCAGCCTAGAGAAAGGGAATAACATGAAACTGCCATGTCCTCAGTGCGGCGGTCCCACAAAAGTCGTGGATTCGCGGTACCGAATAAAGCGTCATGTGTTGCACCGGCGCCGCGAATGTGTGAGTTGCAAGAAGCGTTTCAATACCCGGGAAGTGCCCATCCTCCGGGTCAAAAACACAACTAATAGACTAATTTCGAGTTAAATGCATTTTCCTCATTGACGCGACTGCTCCCCCTGCCTCATAACTCCATTATCTTCTGACGCTGCGTCGCCTTGCCGCCCAGCATCATGCAGGGCCAATCTCTGCCGACTCAGCGTCTTCAAATTTGTCAGCGAAGCTCTACTGTCTTATCCCGCACGATTGGACGCTCGCCACACTCAATCTTCATACCTGCTCGGACAATTCCCACGCGCATCTTTCCCGCCAGCAAGCCTCTGACTACACGTCCGTCAATCTTGTAGAAACTCTGCGAGAGCCGCTGCGCCGCACGAAGCTGAAAGGCGTGCTGCGCATGATGCGGATGATCCCCGTTCGCGGGCTCAGTGCGCGCGTGGGTGAACCTTTAGCTCTCGCGCTCGCTGATAAGTGTCAACGCGATTGGGCTTCTACGATGCTCGGGAACATTCAATGTCGGCGAGAAACTGCAAGCACTCCGGGTGTTGGCGCACCGCCTTATCCGGCCACACCCTCTGCTATGTCCATCTAGAAAAGTTCGCGCGATACGCGAACGCGAACGGCAACCGCAACGAGTGTGCGCTTCTTGGATGTGACCGCCTGGCAATGCGGGGCCACGCGCTTTGCGGCGCGCACGTTCAAGACTTTGAAGAAGGATTTGTGCCGGTGTGGAATGGCGGGGAGTTGCTTCCGGCGATACGCGCCCATGCCTAAGTTCCACTGAATGCACTGGTTGCAGTAGTGGCTGAGAAAACAAAACGACGTGGCCGCATCGAGAACCTCAAATCGTGGAAGCCAGGGCAAAGCGGCAACCCGAACGGTTACTCGCGCAAGCGGCGCATCTACGACAGGCTGTGCGAGATCCTCGACCGCAAGCGCGGCGACACGACGATTGAAGAAGCGCTCTGCGAGGCAGCCGTCGTTGAAGGACTCAACGGCAGCATCCAGCATTTCATCGCCATCCGCGACAGTATCGACGGAAAACCTCGCCAGTCCTTTGAAGTTTCAGGACCGGAAGGAAGCGCAATCAGCTTCAACATCGGCGATGTCGAGGGCAAAATTTCCGAATATCTCGGACGCGGTCGCAGTCGCGCATCTACTTCCCGAGGAAAAGGTAGAACTCCTACAGCTTCTAGAACGCCGCGAGTTCCTGAAGCAGCAAAGTGAACTTCGTGACCTTGCGTCTTTCACACAGCAAGCGTGGCCGATTCTTGAGCCTGGGACACCACTGAAATGGAATTGGCACCTCGATCTCATTTGCGAATACTTGACGCTGGTGAAAGAGCGAGTATGTCGCCGCCTTATCATCAACGTTCCACCGCAGACAATGAAGTCGCGGCTTGTGAACGTCTTCTATCCCACCTGGTCATGGAGTCAGATTCCTACGCGGCGCTTTCTGTCCAGCTCGTATTCTGGCGAGCTGTCCGAAGGCTTCAACATCGAACGCTCGAAGCTGGTCAGTTCGGAATGGTTCCAGCGAATGTTTCCGGACCAGGTGTCGCTGACGCAGGAACGCCAGGACCAGATCGAGAATGCGGTGGGCGGTCGCATGACCGCAACTTCCACGGGTGGCACAGCTACGGGCAAGGGCAGCCACGACGTGATTGTGGACGACCCGTTGAATCCGAAGCAGGCAGCCTCGGAAGTGGAACTCAAGTCCTCGAACCTCTTCTTCGACGACACACTGCGCACGCGGCTATCGGACCAGGCAACCGGCGCGTTCGTCATCATCATGCAGCGCCTGGACATCAACGATCTCACGGGCCATTTGACCGAAATGAATCCCGGCGAGTGGACCGTGATCTCGCTTCCGATGGAGGCCGAGGATGCTGAAGAATGGAATTTTCCTATTTCTGGTCGTGTTTATCGTCGCGCCGCTGGTGACCTGCTTTGGCCTGCTCGTTTTCCTGAACCTGTGGTTGCGTCGTTACGCCGCGATGTCCCGAACTACCACGGCCAGTACCAGCAGCGACCAAGTCCAAAAGGCGGAGCCATCATCAAGGAAGAATGGTGTCAGCACTTCTACAACGTCGTCCCAGATGAAAAGCAATTCGACGAAGTTATCCAGTCCTGGGATATGTCTTTTGGAAGCAAAAGCGATGAGGCGAGTTTTGTTGTTGGGCAGAAGTGGGGACGTATTGGTGCTCGAAAACTCCTACTTGATGAAGAACGACGACGCATGGATTTCGTAGAAACGAAGCAGGCGCTGAAGTCTTTCTCTGCACGCCCGCCATTCGCGCACGCCAAATACGTTGAGAACAAGGCCAATGGCCCCGCCATCATTCAGGAACTCAAAGCGACCGTGGACGGGTTGATTGACGTGCAGCCCGATGGCGACAAGACCGCGCGCATGTTCGCTGTCAGCACCGAATACCAAGCAGGCAACGTCGAGTTCCCTGCACCAAACATCGCGCCATTTCCGGTGATGGACCATATCCGAGAGATCACGCGGTTTCCCATGAAGCCGAACGACCGCGGCGATGCCGCGAGCCAGGCTCTGAAGATGATGCGACACAGGATGGGAATGTTGGATTACTACGAAAAGCTGGCGCGGAAAGACGAGGAAGTGTGAAGAACAGACTGATCATCCTCGCATTGTTCCTGCTTGCCGTCTTGCCAGTCTCTGCACAGATCCGCACCACAATTGCCGACCAGCTCATCCCGCCACAGAACGGCACCGTTGTCGGGCAGTTGACCGTCACGACGAATCAGACCTTCACTTCCCTGGACGGTTACACGGTCCTGATTGGCCAGAAAACTTACATCATCCTCGACGCGACCGGCTCATTCAGCGTGCAGCTCGTGCCTAACATCGGGGCATCACCTTTTGGCACCAGCTATAGCGTGGATTATGCGACTTCAACCGCCCGCTTCCGCGAGACGTGGGTGGTGCCGCTGAGTGGTACTACGATTCGCCTAAGCGGGGTGCGTGTGCTGTGGCCGACGGCGCCAGGGGTGATGATTCCGATCGCGCAGGTACTGCCGCCGAATGGATGCACCAATCTTTACGTTCTCCAATGGACGACCTCGGGATGGACTTGCACGGCTGGTAGCGGGGGCGGTGGTGCGGTCAGTTCAGTCTTTGGTCGTACTGGGGGCGTCGTCGCGGCCAGTGGCGATTACACCGCAGCGCAAGTCACGAACGCTTTCGATACCAGCGCCAACAACAATCTCGGTACGCACTATTTTGACATTGGACAGCAGGTTGCACCAGCAAACCCTGCCTCCGGCTTCGGGCGAGTGTACTTCGATTCTGGAAGTGGCCTAATTGGCTGCATCAACTCGGCCGGCGCGAGCTGCATGCCGACGAGTGGCGGCGGCGGTGCGGTGTCATCCGTATTTGGCCGCACCGGTGCGGTCACAGCGACAAGCGGAGACTATTCGCTGGACCTGATTACCGCGACGTTCACTTCACCTTTGACTTTTAGCGGATCGAGTGGGAGTGCGACTCTGGCCTGCCCCACCTGCGAAGTGACAGGACACAAGGGCGCGGTCAGCGGCTACGCTGGCCTGAACGGGAGCGGCCTAGTACCTGCCTCGCAACTGGGCAGCGGCACGGCTAACGCCAACACGTTCCTGACTGGCGCGCAGACTTACGTCACAATCGCATATGCGCAGATTTCTGGCACGCCTGTAGCGCCTGGCAACACCCCGGCAGTCTCGAATCAGTTCATCACGGCCTATAATTCGGCCACGGGCGTCTTTAGCCAGGCACAACCGTTGTATTCAAATCTCTCTGGCGTCCTGCCACTGTCGGCCACGCCGCTGACAACGAACGGTGATCTGTGGACAGTGAGCGGCGGAATCCTCGCCCGATTGGGAACAGGAACCAACAGCCAGGTCCTGCATGGAACGAACATCTGGGCTCAGGTCAATCTGGCCTCGGAAGTGACCGGCAATCTCCCCGTTGCTAACCTGAACGGCGGATCCGGCGCGTCCAGTTCGACCTATTGGAGGGGCGATGGAACATGGGGCACACCTTCAGGTGCGGGCACGGTTACGAACACAGCGGGAAATCTGACGCTGAACGCTCTCGCCGTTGGCAACGGTGGGACGGATTTGAAGGTTCTAGCCTCGCTGGGCACCACGACAACGGTCCTGCATGGCAACGCCTCGGGACTGCCATCTTATGGCGCTGTAGCGCTAGGAACTGACGTTTCTGGCACTCTGCAGGCTGCCCAAGAACCAGCGCATACAGGCGACGTCATTAACTCGGCTGGGTCGCTGGCGCTTACGGCCATCCGTATCAACGGCACTACGGTCCCAACGAACTCGGCCGCGGACCAAATGATCAATACAACCGCCGCGGGGACCGGCCAATGGACTTCGCTGGTTAATTGTCCTGATTCTGGAGGAAATCACTGGAATTACAGCACAACGACGCACGCGCTAACCTGCGGCACCACGTCCAGCGGTGGGGCCACGATTCAGGTCAACGGCACACCCACCTCAAATCAGTCCACGATCAACTTCCAGAACGGTGCGACTGTTACGGGCATTACAATCAATGCCTCGAATCCAAGCGTAGGCAACGTGCAGTTCGCCATTTCGGGCACCTTGACCGATGCCGGACTTGGCAGCGCGTATTCTGGTGTGGGATCTTGCTCTGCAAACCAGTGGGTGAATACACTTACGCGCAACACGGCTCCTGGGTGCGCGCAGCCAGGCTTCTCGAATATCAGCGGCACACTTAATCTGGCCACACAGGTCAGCGGCAACCTATCCGTCAACAACTTGAATAGCGGTACCGGTGCTAGCTCCTCGACCTTCTGGCGCGGTGATGGCACATGGTCTGCTCCTTCGGGAACACTGTCCAGTGGCACAACTTATGGGATGGCGTACTACACCGGCTCAACCACAGTGGGCAGCCTGACGCCTCCAACGGCAAACGGGAACTATGTGTGCGGCTACAACGTCGTGAGCGGCGTGGCAGTCGCTCCAACTTGCACAATTCCAGGTGTGCCTGTCAACGCCTTCGTGGGAACATCCGATACAGTCACGTCAGCGATGAATGCCAGCTTGCTCACGACGAGCAATGGTTCTGCGACCACGATGACGGGACCCGCACTGGCCGGAAACATCGTCTTTAGCATGTTCAATATCGGCGCTGGGAGTGTGACCTACACGCCGGCCTCCGGCTCACAGATTGGATTCGGTAAGCTGCCGCAATATGCTTTCGGTTTCCAGTACACCGATAACACGGGCACATTTTTCCCGATCATGCCGACGCTGCAGTCGTTTATCGACTGCCACACAGCGTCGAGTGCAGTCACGTTCACTTTGGCGACAGGACTATTCGGGTGCAACTCCATCACTGGCGGGTCAACTGCTCTACCTTTGACTATCAGCGGCACAGTCACGTCGGGCGGCGTTCCATACTTCAACTCGACGGTACAAGAAAGCTCTTCGGCAATTCTGAACACGAACGTACTAGTCCGCGGCGGTGGCGCTGGTGGTGCGCCAAACAATTCGACCATCACAGATAATGGCACCACAGTCACCACGACAGCGACAAGCGGATTCGTTGGGCCAGCATTCACAGCGAATGGAGCAACGGCAGGCTACTTCCAATGTACTCAGGGCACCGCAAACGGCCACGCCACGGCGAATACGATCACATTTGAATGCCCGGCATCGGTCACGTCGTTTGAGATCGTGCTACCAAGTGCCGCTGCGACGGGGATACCGCTCTGGACAAATTCTTCCAGCGTTGTCACCGAGTCCATTTTGACCTCTGCAGCGAATGGCGATTTATTGGTTGGCAACGGGACGACTTGGGCCAAGTTTGCGGGAAACGCCAGCGGCACGAAAGTTCTCACCGAGGATGCCAGCGGCAACGTGTCGTGGGGTGCTGGCGGCAGTATGACTTATCCCTCGGGAAGCGGCTTTGCGATCGTGTCCGGTGGAACCTCCTGGGGTACCACTCTTGCGAGTCCTCTGCCGCTCGCTAACGGTGGCACGAACGCTTCGAGCGCGGCAGCAGCTCTCGTCAGCTTGCTTCCCGCAGGCACGCGCATCGGGGACATTCTCTATTGCTCAGCCTATACGGCGAGCGCTTGCACGACTTGGTCGCTGGCCGCTGGGAACAACGGCAGTACTGCTTGGCTTCAGGAAACATCTGGTGGCGTGCCTTCATGGACCTCGCCTGGCGGTGGCGGTAACGTATCGAACAGCGGAACGCCGTCTCAATATCAAGTAGCCGCGTGGGTGAGCAGCACAACCATTGAGGGCATTGGTCCCGGCGCGTCGAATATGCCGTTGCTGGGGGGAGGGGCATCAGCCTATCCAGCGTTCTCCACAATCGCCTATCTGACATCCATTGCTGCGAATCACTTCGTCATTGGGTCGAGCACGACGCAGCTTGCTGACGCAGGCGTGAACCTCACTTGGTCGAGTCCGACGCTCACGATTGGTGCTTCTGGAACCGCCGGCACGCTCTCGATGTACCCCGCATCTGGAAACTTCACAACGACTTGGGGCAGCGCGGCGACAGCATCGAATACGATTCTTGGATTTGCCACTGCGCCGACGACCGGCGATGCCGTCAAGTGCGTTACGTCTACCACTATTTGCACGTTGACCGACGCCGGCGGCCCAATTCCATCGACATTAGCGAACGCCTCGCACAAGTGGCTGAACTCGTACACGCAGAGCACGGGCGCGTTCACTCAGACGCAGCCCGCGGACACTGATTTGACGGGAACGACGGCGGGCGCAGAGCTTTACGTCACCGCGAGTGCCGTCGCGGAACTGGCCACGACAGCCTACAGCGTGAAAGTTTCTGGAGCCACGAACCCGAGCTGGGCGACGCCCACAGCGAACAGCCAATGCTTTATGAGCGCGGCGAGTTCCTACGCAACGACGACACCGAGTTTTCAAACCGGGTGTCTGACGGCAACGGCCCCAACGCAGTACGGCGTCATGCTGGGCGCGGGCACGCAAGCACTCGGCGTGACAGCAGCGGCGGGTGGCGCGAACTTCCCACTTATTAGTCAATCGTCCGCAAATCCAATCTGGTCCACCATTGCGTATCCAACCGCGTTGACCTCGGGTGGTTTCATGTACGCTTCGAGCACGACGGCGTTTGCATCGTCCGCACTCATCACCGCGAATGTGCTGCCAAAGAGCGGCGGCGCAGGAACAGCGCCATTGGCCTCCAGCATCACGGACAATGGAACAAGCGTAACCACGACCGATACGAGCGGCTATGTTGCTCCTGTGTTCACTGCTAACGGCTCGACTGCGGGTTACTTCCAATGCACGCAAGGTTCGGCGAATGGCCATGCCACCGCCAACACCTTCACATTTGAATGTCCCGCTAGCGTGACGGCTTATGAAGTTCTCGTTCCCAGTGCGGCAGCGACGGGGCTGGTTCTCTGGTCGAACTCCTCCAGTGTTGTGACTGAGAGCATTCTAGCCGGCGCATCGAATATGCCGCTGATCGGCCAAGGCGCTTCGACGCTGCCGATTTTCTCGTCCGTCGCCATTCCGACCTCGGCCGTGACGCAAGGCGGGTTGGTTTACTCCTCAACGACCACAGCGCTGTCTGTTGGCGGAGCACTCACGCAGTATGGCGTGGTAGTCGCCGGGGCCGTTGGATCTGCACCGCAATCAACGGCAGCGGGTGCTGCGAATATGCCTCTGGTCGGTGCAGGTTCAGCGAATCCCGCGTTCTCCACGATTGGATGGCTGGCCTCTGCGACCCAGTGGGGCATCCCGTACATGAGCACGGCCACGCAGATGTCCACGACCGAAGCGCTGACAGCAAACGCGCTGATTAAAGCTGGAAGTTCTGCGGCTCCCTCAGCATCAGCCGTAACCGACAATGGGACGACCGTGACCAGTTCGGAAGGGATTGCGCTCTCCGGCGCAAGCGGCGCGGCAACAACGATCTCGACCACAACTTCGAACGCTTTCTTGCTGTTATCTCCGAATGGCACCGGCGCTGTCGAAATCATCAACGGGAGTGCAGCTAATCCCTCGCTTGTCTTTGCGGCGGGTACGACCTTCGGCTTCTACAGCGCGAGCGCGACCTCGATCGGAATCGGCAAAGGGACCGCATCGAACGACTCGCATCAGTTCACCAGCGCCGGAAATGTGAACATCATCTCTGGCGGCGTATTCGGGATGTCGAGCAGCTCGACCGATGCGGCGACGGCTGCCGACACGGGCTTAAGCCGCGATGCGGCTGGCATCGTGGACGTTGGAACGGGAGCCGCAGGCAGTGCAGCGGGCCTGCTGCGCGCTGGTAACACCGTCGTTGTTGCCAGCAACTTCACCACAACCAGCACGTCGCTGGTCACCATCACGGGATTGTCATGGACCTTCCCGGCCACCAACCATAACTACCACTTTAGTTGCACGCTCTCATACTCGCAGGCTACCGCAGCAGCCGCGAATGCCTTTGGCGTGCAAGCGGCCACGACCGCGCCGACCAACCTCTATGCTGCCATGCAGGTTCTCACAAGTCTTACGAATGCTGGTGTGACCGCCACGTTGCCGACATTGGCCACCACTACCGCAACGAACATCGGGACATTCACACCGGGCGCCTTTGGCGCAATCGGAACCGTGGCCGACATATTTACTGCGGAGATTTGGGGTGAACTGGAGCAGGGTTCTGGAGCCACAACACTGAACATCATGACGCTGAGTGGAAGCGCCAGCGATTCGCTTACGATTTACCGGGGCAGTTCATGTACTTTATGGTAACGAGAATTATATGAAAGATTGGACACGCATTGCTTTGATCTGGCTTGTCGCGTGGCTTCTTGCGCTCGCGCCCACTCTGCTGTTCGCTCAGAATCCGAAAGTGGGCGGCAACAGTAAAGTTGGCGGAGAAGCAGTGCTGGGTTCTTCAGCAGCCGGTGTAACCTGGACCCTGATACAACACCTCAACAATTTGGCGGGCAGTGGCGGGACCATAACGATTACGGGCGTCACGACCACGGCGGGCGATGCGCTCGTTTTGGCATCGAGCGGGTATAAGTCAACCACCGGGCAGGGAACGTATTCTTCCTCTTCTGTCTCGGGAGATGTTACGCCCACCCATTGCCCATCTTCTTATTCTTATGTGACATGGACAAGTGCCCTTTATTCCGATTGCTCCTTCATCTTGTCAGCGACGGGCGGAACGGGCGTGACGGTTAGTTTCACTTGGAACAACACTTCAAATAACCTAGACCTAGAATTTTACGAGGTGCGTCGTTCCACCGGAACGGCCATCTACGACACAAGCAACAACAGCAACAACAGTAGCGCTCAATGCTCTACTTGTACCGGGCCAACGCTATCCTTGAGCGGGAGCAGTGACTATCGAGTGGAATTTGCCGCAGGTCAGGGCAGTTTCAGCGCCAGCGGCTCTCCGTGGACGAATCCATTTGATTATGAAAACAGCTACGTGGATGGAGCTTTCGCTGGGGCGTTGAACCAGAGCAACGGAAATGCGATTACGTGGAACCAAACTTCAGGCTACATAGCGATGTCTTCGGTGGCGTTCAAATGAGAAAATTACTCCTACTCGCGGCTGTTTTGCTCTGTGCATTGCCCGTTCGCGCTCAGTTGTGGTCGGGGTACATTCCCGCAGGCACGGGCGTGGATTGGGCTGGGACCACGGCGAATTGGGTTCCAGCGGGTGTGCCTGGTGGCATTCCCAGCGGCTCTTGGACGCAATCAGGCTCGACGATCTTGGCGTCCACTTACGGAAACGGCTCATCCGACGCGACTTCGGGGATTCAGACGGCCCTGAACGCCTGCGGGACAAACCATTACGTTTTACTTGGCACAGGCGTTTTTCTCATCAGCAGTGGGCTATCTATCCCGAGCAATTGCGTGCTGCGTGGCATGGGAGCGAACCAGACACAGTTGAATAACACGGGAAGTAGCTCGACGCCCATTTCTTTTGGAACCGGTTTATCGGGCACAAGCACTCCGTGGTCCGGGGGAAATTCCACAACTTTTACCGGAGGTTCGCAGTACGCGAACACTATCACCGTCGCCAGTGCCTCGGGCATCAGCGTCGGAAGCCTTTTGATGATAACCCAGCCCGATCTTAGCTACATGACGCAAGTCGGACATGGCGGCAACTGTGACTTTTGTAATAGTGAAGACACGAACGACCACAACTCGGGCGAGATTGTGCGTGTGACGAACGTGGCGGGAACGACACTTACTATAGAGCCGCCGCTTTACATTGCTTACGCCAACCCTTCTTATGTATTCCGATTTACCAACACCGCGACCAACAATGGCCTTGAGGACTTGAAGATTTCGCAGAACAACACACACGGCAACGCCAACGTTGCAACCATCAACATGATTGGTAATTATGCCAGTTGGGTCAAGGGCGTGGAGAGCGATTTCGCCGACAACGCGCATATGTTCTTGCAATATTCGTTGCACTGCGAAGTTCGTAACAGTTTCTTCCACGACGCCTACCAGCACGGTCCCGGCTCGAACGACCAGCAACTCAATCTGGCTTACAAGACCAGTGCGAGCCTCATTATCAATAACATTTTCTGGCGGGAGCATTGCAGCGTGATGGCCGAGCGCGGACCGGCGGGCAACGTTGTCGCCTATAACTATGCGGTAAACAACTATAACACGAGTCCGAACGCCTGGCAGGAACCCAACATGGACTCGCACGGCGCACACCCGATGATGAATCTTTATGAGGGCAACATCGTCAGCTTCATGCTGTGGGACGACTACTGGGGGTCCAGCAGCCATCACACGCTTTTCCGCAACTACGTCATGGGCACGGAGCAGAACGTTCCTCCAGACGATGCGCGGGGAACGCTCCAGCCGGGAAGCGCGATATGGGAAGACAACGGCGAAAATTTCGGCATAGACATCAACGACCTGAACGATTACTACAACGTCGTGGGAGACATCATCGGAAGTCCGCACGCTACTTCTCAGAGTTACGTGGATTCCAAAGTTGATCCTGCCTCCGGTTTTGGAAGCAAAGTGTGTTTCCGCATCGGTTATGATGGGTCGGATAACACCACGGTTTCGACCAACACAGTTTCGCCCACCACGTTCATTGACGGGTTGTATGGCTGCCAATCGGGAACGTTCACATGGGCCTCGGGCGCACACTCGCTGCCTGTTTCTTTTTTCTTTAGCTCCAAGCCGAGCTTCTGGGGGTCACAGCCCTGGCCTCCCATCGGACCCGACGTTACAGGGGGGAACATCACGGGCGTGGGCGGCTATGCGAACAGCATCCCGGCGATGGATTGCTTCAACAGCGTCACGTCGAATGGGACGACGAACGTCACGACGTTCAACGAAGCGACGTGCTATGGCGGCACGCTTGGACCGCCAGTTCCAGCACCCTCGACAACAATTTTTGTGGGCAATGTCAATGTATCGGGATCACCAACAGTAAAAGGAAACTAAAATGAAAAAGATCGCAGCACTTTGGTTTATGGCCCTGACGCTGATTCTTGCCGGGGCTTATTTCACGCGGAGCGTTCGCGCGCAGGGTGCGGTTGCGGCAACCTTTCAGGGCGGCGGCGCGCATGGAACCTGCACCACTCCGGTCGCCGGGTCATATTTCCTGTGCGTGGCCACGGATGGAATCTGGATCAGTAACAACGGGGCAGCATACTTTCAAGTCGTGGCTCCATCGGGCACAGCAGGAGTGACTTCGTGGAATGGCCTTACTGGCGCGGTCGTATACAGCCCTCCCGCGGCACCCGTCTCTTCCGTGAATGGCAAGACCGGGGCAGTGGTCATTGCAGCAACAACGACTTTGCAGTAGGAGGAAAAAGTGTCAACGATTCTGGCGCGAATCGGTTTCGCTTGGAAGGTTCTCATCGGTCGAATTGATCTTGAGGGAAGATGCACGTTGGATCATGTTCCCGCGGGCCACGTTGTGATTCAGGCCGATCAGCATGCCGCCCTCGAAAAGGCGGCAGCGGAATTGACGTTCGCGCGCGGCTACATTTCGCGGGTAGAAGAGAAGAAGTACGTCGAAGGCGTAAAGGACACTTTCGGTCTCACCTAAAATGAGTGTTCCAAAAACCAGCATCATTCCACGGCCAATGTCGCGGGCGGACTATGACGTCTTCATGTCGCCCCTGCCGCCGCTGAAGCCGACGGTCACGGACGGTGAAGCGCGCCGGTTGGATTATCCGGTCGGCTACAACATTTCGTACATGCCCAGGAGTTACGAAGGAATCTCCTTCGAGCAGTTGCGCATGCTGGCTGACACGGACTATCTGACTCGGACCTGCATCGAAACACGCAAGGATCAGGTGTCGAAACTGGTCGTTCACTTTGGGCTGAAGAAAGAGGACGCAGACGAGCCCGATTCGAAGGTAAAGAAGCGCAGCAAAAATGACTCGCGCGTGGATGACGTTCGCAAGTTCTTCGACCGGCCGGACGGCGAACACGACTTCCACGAATGGACGAGGCTGTGGTTCGAGGATCAACTTGTTGCCGACTGCGCCAGCTTGCTCGTCGGACGGGATTCAAAGACCCAGAAGGTGACGCGGTTCGTTCCCACCGATGGCGGCACCATCGGCATCCGCCTCGGGCCGGACGGCACCACGCCCAAAGCGCCCTTCACCGCCTACCAGCAAATCGTGAAGGGCCAGATCCTCTGCGACCTGAACACGAATCAACTCGTTTACATGCCGCGCAATCTGCGCACGCACCGCGTCTACGGCATGAGCCCGGTCGAGCAGATCATCTTTATGATCAATCTAGGGTTGCGCCGTGATGTTTCGCGGCTGGCCGAGTATACCTCGGGCACCATTCCAGATGCGATTGCTCAGGTTCCGCCTGACTGGTCCCCGGACCAGATCGAACGGTTCCAACGCGCATTTGACGCAGCCCTAGAAGGCAACTTGGCTGCGCGCCGCATGCTTCGCTTTATCCCATCGCTCGGTGAAAAAGGCCCTGGCCAGATCACATTTGCCAAGAAAGACATGCTGCTCGATCAGTTCGAGGAGTGGCGGGCGCGCATTGTGGCTTTCTGCTTCTCGCTGCCGCCTACGGCATTCGTGAAGATGATGAACCGGGCCAGCGGCCAGCAGCAGCAGCGCCAGGCGTTGGAAGAAGGTTTCGAGCCGTCAAAGGTCTGGATTCTGGAGAAACTGAATTACCTGATCCAGGCTCCGCAGTACCTGAACTTCCCTGACATTGAGGCATCCTTCGATGATGACGTTGAAGTTGATCCGCTGGTGCAGGCGCAAGTCGACAAAATCTACATAAGCTGCGGAAAAAGTTCCGTGGACGAGCTCCGCATCCGCGACGGCGAGGAGCCGTGGGGTATTGGACCGTTCATCCTGACCCAAACCGGGCCGATCATGCTGGACGACGTGAAGAGTGGCGATGGGCGCGTGAAACCGGGCGCGCCGAAGCCCATGCTGCCGCCAGCGAACGGAGCAGCGGGCGGCGTACCAGGAGCCAAGGCACCTGCCGCAAAGCCGCCCCTGAGCGAATCTAGGGCCAAATCCGCAGAGGTTGCCAACAAGTTTGCGCTGGCGCTGGCCAAAGCCGAAAAAAAAAAGATTGTGGTAACGACGGGGAAGCTGCCGGCGCGGGTTGAGAAGCGTATCGGCCGACTGGCAGGGGTACTAGGACGCTTCCTGAAGAAGCAGGGCAAGGCTATTGCCGCGAAGGTGGCAGATCACTATGCGGAAGTCACCAAGACGGATGAGGACGAAATCGACCGCATCGTGCGCTCGATAGAACTCGAATGGGACGCGATTGTTACTTCCTCGCAGTCGGCCATCGAGGAAACAGCCCAGGAAGTCGCACGCGATGTGCTGGTGGAAGTAGGCGTGACGGACAAGGCAGTGTTCGATCAGGTGAATCAAGCAGCCGTGGATTTTGCTCGGGACCGTGCCGCGGAAATGGTGGGCATGAAGTGGGACGGCGACACACTGATCGAGAATCCGAATCCTCGGTGGGCCATCACGGACACCACGCGGGACGCTCTGCGCGACACGGTGACCCGGGCATTTGAGGACGGGCTGGGACCACAGGCGCTGGAAGATTCGATTGCGGATTCGTTTCAGTTCAGCGAAAGCAGGGCTGAAATGATTGCACGGACGGAACTGGCAAAGGCCCAAATTCAGGGCGCGCTCCTGGGCGCGGCCAGTACCGGTGTCGAGATGAAGAAGGCCAGCATCCTCGGATCGATGCATGACGGCGACGACGAGTGCGACGATGCTGCAGACGACGGAGAGATTGACTTGGATGAGACGTTTTCCACGGGTGACGATGGGCCTCCCTATCATCCAAATTGCGTTTGCGATTTGATTATCACTTACGCGGCAGAAGCGCAATGAGACAACACCTTTGGATAGATGCGTGGAACTGGATTCTTCCATGGGGTCTCAGGGTGCGTTTGTACTACTGGGTTTTTCCCTCACTGCCACGGCAAAAAGAAATGCTTGAACGACACTCGTTTTGGTACGACTGGTTTCACGTGTTCGGGGATACAAAAGTTCAAGAAACCCAATGATGACAGTCGAACAGTTGGCGGGTCGAGTTCACGCCATCGTGCATGAAGTGTGCGGCACGGTCGATACCTGCGATGCGCATCCGGGCGAAGTTACGGACACCGAGGCCGAAGAAATCATGCGGCGCGTAGGAAAGATTCTGACAGGCGAAGCGCGAAAAGATTTCAAGGCTGCGCCAGTCGCCCAGAAGCCAAGTGTCACGGGCAGTTCCAAGGGCGTGCGAGTCATAACGCGGACAAGAGCGGGAATCAGCGTCAAGTAGAACAATGCGCTACTCATCGACCAGCGAAGTTCCCTCCTATGTTCCAAAGGAGAAGCGAAAGCAATGGCTTGATATTTGGAACAGCGAGTACAAATCGCATGGGGATGAAGATCGAGCATTTGCGGCAGCCAACTCTGTAACAGGAACCAAATCGAAGGAGAAATTTATGCGCACCGAATTTCGCAAGTTTATCCCGCTGGTCAAGGTGGATCTGGAAAAGCGCGAGATCCACGGCATCATGGCGGAAGAAGTCGAGGACAAGGCCGGTGAAACGTTCGACTACCTGACCTCGAAGCCGTACATCCGCAAATGGAGCGAAGGCATCGAGAAGGCCAGCGACGGCAAGAGCCTGGGCAACGTGCGCGTGATGCATGGCTCCGTGGCTGCAGGCAAAGTCGTCGCGTTGGAGTTCGACGATGTAAACAAAAAGATTCCTGTTGTCGTCAAGGTCGTGGACGATAACGAATGGGCAAAAGTCCAAGAGGGCGTCTATACCGGATTCTCTCTGGGCGGCCGTTACGTCCGCAAGTGGACGGACGGAGACACGACCCGTTACACCGCATCGACTGCCGAACTGTCCATTGTGGACAATCCCTGCATGTATGGCGCGACGTTCACCGCC